GGAAATCTTTGACGAATTCAAAGAGTTTGTTACAGACAAGACTAACTGTACTGTACTGCACAATCCTGTGCTAGAAGCAGACGATTTAATTGCAGGTTGGATACAAAATCATCCCAATGACGATCATGTTATTATTAGTACAGATGGCGACTTTGCACAATTAATTGCACCTAATGTACGACAGTATAACGGTGTAAGTAATACTACTATTACACACGAAGGTTACTTTGATGACAAAGGTGCTCCTGTTGTAGATAAGAAAACAAAGGAACCAAAGCCTGCGCCTAACCCTGCATACATGCTTTTTGAAAAGTGTATGCGTGGTGATACAAGTGATAATGTGTTTAGTGCTTATCCAGGTGTGCGCAAGAAAGGCACAAAAAACAAAGTAGGTTTGTTAGAAGCATTTGCTGACAAAGACAACAAAGGCTTCAATTGGAATAACATGATGCTACAACGGTGGGTAGACCACGAAGGTGTAGAACATCGGGTGTTGGATGACTACACTCGTAATGTTACATTGTGTGACTTGACTGCACAGCCAGAACACATTAAACAAGAAATAAATAACACTATCCAATCTACAGATAGTAAAGACATAAGCCAAGTCGGTATGCGATTGATGAAGTTCTGTGCCCGATGGGACTTACAGCGTATTGCAGACCAAGCGGCAAGTTTTGCAGAACCATTACAAGCGAGGTACAAAGCATGACAATTAAAGCAAAGCCAATTTTAGATAATAAATTTTGGATTGTTGAGGAAGAAGGTGAACGTGTAGGCACACTTTCAAAAGAGGATGATAACTGGGTTTTTTCAAGCAAGGGCAATGTTAGTTTTTTTCAAAATGAAACACAACTTAAAAAAACATTTGGCAAAGATTTTTTAGTTGCAAAAATTACTGCATCAAATGATACAGAACAAGTAGCAAACGAAGTACATGGATATCCAACTCGTAGCACACCTTACAACAGTATGTTTGATATTAATAGAAAACTACCACTGTTTACAAAAAGCGAAAAATCAAAAAGCGTGTATTGTGCAGGATATTATTTGGTAAAATTTAATGTAAATTGGCTTAAAAGTTTTTGTCCAAAACTAATTACTATTGAAAGAAACCAATACATGGGTCCTTATAAAACTGAATTAGAAATGAAACTAGCATTAAGCAATGTCAATAGAACCAATTAACACAGCACCTATACAGCAGTTTATCAAACAAGTTCAAGGTGCTGAAAACAGTAGACAAAAAGATATCAGATTAGATATCACCGCAGCAAAAAATCTAGCCTTTACTCTTGGTGTAGTAATGGCTAGACTCAACGGTGACTTAGAAAAGTTAGTCAAAGAAAGCAAAAGTTCAGACGACGAAATTATTCAAGTTCAAATAGGATCTAGTGGTAATTGGCAGTAATGTGCGTATAAAAAGGCTAAATATATACGCACATATTGGAGATAACCATGAGCAGACCAAAGCCCAAGATATTATGTGAGTTTGTAGACCGCAAAACATTCAAAAGCGAACAAGTGTTAGATGCGGAAGCAATCTGGGCAGTTTTTTACAAAGGTAAACCTTTTAATCTAAAAAGCCAAAATAATATCACTAATTATCCAGGACCTAAATACAAGAAAACAAGTTTTAGTAATCCCGGTCATGCATACAATCTCGCAAAAAAGTTAAATCAAATGTTCAAGTCAACAGACTTTGAAGTGTACAAGTTAACTGAAGGCGAACGTGTGTCTGATGAGTAATAAAGTATTATACACAAAAATATTTTTGAAACAATTAGGACAGGCACTGTCAGAACAAAACGTTCAGGCAATGCTGCCTATTTGGTGGTATAATACAAGAAACAAAGAAGTCGGTGGTTTACGATTGACTGACGTAGGATTTGAAGCAGTGCAGAGAGCCGAAATAGCAACGTACGACATACCATATCCATTGGATATGCCAATGACTACACAGGTAATCATTTTCCTAGACCAATTTATCGATTGTCCGTATTATCTTACTAATCGTAGCATAACTGTAACAAACGAAAAAAAGGCAGTAGAACTTACACTGTTTAGTGGCGACCTTAGAAAATATGGCTTAACAAAAGCCATGAATAGAGGTAAGTCAAATGCAAACAATAGTGAATGACGAAAAAAAAATTGCTGTAACAGCATGGCCAAGATGCGGCACTGAACATTTAGCATTTATTCCTAAAAGACATGCTGAATGGAAAAAAACTAATAGAACTTTTAATGATTTACATGTTCAAGGATATAGTTTTTATGGAGCCGTAAGGCATCCTGTGGAAAGATTTAAAAGTTGGTTTAGTGCATTTATAATTGATACAGAAGAAAACCTCGAACATGATTATATTAAAGATGCAAGAAACTGGAATTTAGAAGATTGCAAGTGGTTTTTTAGACATTTTGAAGTTTCAATGCACTACGACACACATACTGCTTTTCAAAAATATCTTTATAAAAATTTACATAGTCCAACACCAATAAATTATTTTGATTATAAAAATATAGACTGGGTGTGTAACATACCTAATTATAAATTTAATACAGGATTAGGATGGAAATCGTATATAAAAAACACAGATCCTAAAATTGTAGGATACATTGAAAAAAAAGCACAAACAATCTACGACAGTGACATCAAGTGGTATGAAAGTTTAGAATTAATTTCAAAAAAAGGTTGACCTTTGTTGGTACTTATACTATATTAAATGTATAGGCACTGTAACAAAAAGGAATACACTATGTCAGATGTACGCACTAGTTCACCCAGCAAAGTTAAAAAGTCGCTTCGTCATGCTATGCAGAAAAAGCGTCCTGTATTTTTGTGGGGTCCTCCAGGTATTGGTAAATCAGATATTGTAAAACAAATTACCGATACATTTACAAATTCACTCCTTATTGACATTCGTTTGTCATTGTGGGATCCAACTGATATCAAAGGCGTTCCGTACTTTGATAGCAACATTAACAAAATGGTGTGGGGCGCACCAGAAGAATTGCCAGACGAAGAACTGGCAGCACAATACGATAACATTACTGTGTTCTTTGACGAGATGAACTCGGCTGCGCCTGCTGTGCAAGCGGCAGCATATCAGTTGATTCTTAACCGTCGAGTTGGCAAATATAAACTGCCGGACAACGTAATGATTGTTGCGGCTGGTAACCGCGAGTCAGACAAAGGTGTTACTTACCGTATGCCGTCTCCGCTTGCTAACCGCTTTGTTCACTTGGAAATGTCAGTCACATTTGATGACTGGTTCCAGTGGGCTGTAGATAACAAAATCAACAAAGACGTTGTTGGTTATCTACAATTTGCAAAACAAGACTTGTATGACTTTGATCCTAAAGGTGCAAGTCGTAGTTTTGCTACTCCTCGCTCATGGGCTTTTGTTAGCGAACTGCTTGATGATGGACTAGACGAGGCTACAACAACCGATCTTGTTGCAGGCTCAGTAGGCGAAGGTTTGGCTGTCAAATTTATGGCGCACCGTAAGGTTGCATCACAAATGCCTAACCCATCAGATATTCTTGCTGGCAAAGTAAAAGAGTTGCAAACACAAGAAATCAGTGCCAAGTATTCCTTGACTGTGTCTCTTTGCTATGAGTTAAAAGAGGCTTGCGATCAAGGCGACAAAAAGTTTGACGAAAAAGTTAACAACTTCTTGCGCTTTGCAATGGATAATTTTGAAACTGAATTGGTTGTTATGGGTATTAAACTTGCTCTTACACAATATTCGCTTCCAATTGATCCAGACGAAGTAGATTGCTTTGACGAGTTCCATAACCGTTATGGCAAATACATTAAGGCTGCAAGCCCAGCATAAAGTACAAAAGTGAGCAGGAAACTGCTCACTTTTTCTATTTTATGGTTGACAATATTATTAAATATTGTTAGTATTAAATATAGGCACTGAACAAAAGGAATGACCATGTTAGATTTTACTATGCATATGTCGGCTAAAGATACGCAAACAAAACTGAAGCATTGGCAACCAGATCCAGACATTACTGAAGAAGATTTAGAAGTAATGCGTAAAGAGGTACACGAACGTATTATTACTGCTCGTGTAGGTTTGCTTTTGCGTCATCCGTTTTTTGGTAACATGGCAACACGTCTTAAAATTCAACACGCAGACGAATGGCTTATGACTGCGGCAGTTGATGGTCGCAACTTGTATTACAATACACAATTCTTTAATGCAATGGACAATAAAGAAATTGAGTTTGTTCTTGCACACGAAATTTTTCATATGGTATACGATCACCTCGGACGCCGTGACGATCGCAATCCTATGCTTTACAATATTGCTGCTGACTACATTGTTAACAACGAACTAGTAGATGGACGCATTGGTACTAAACCTAAGATTGTAGACTGCTACCAAGACTTTAAATATCGCGGATGGACGTCTGAAGAAGTATATGACGACCTGTATGACGAAGCAAAAAAGAATGGTGAAGAATATCTAAAGCAACTTGGTGAAATGCTAGACGAACACCTTGATATGGAAGGTGACGGCACAGAAGAAAATAACAAAGATGGCAAAGGTCGTCCCAAGTACAGCAAAGCCGAACTTGATCAAATCAAAGACGAGATCAAAGAAGCAATGATCCAAGCGGCTAGTGCTGCCGGTGCAGGCAATACACCTGCAGGTGTGGCACGTTTGATTAAAGAGATTACCGAACCTAAGATGAACTGGCGTGAACTGTTACGTCAACAAATTCAAAGCACAATTAAAAGCGATTATACATTTATGCGTCCTAATCGCAAAGGTTGGCATCTTAATGCTGTGCTACCAGGTATGAACTACCAAGATACTATTGATATTTGTATTTGTATGGATATGAGTGGTAGTATTGGCAATGACCAAGCAAAAGACTTCCTTGGCGAAATTAAAGGCATCATGGACGAATACAAAGATTACAAAATCAAGTTATGGTGTTTTGATACAGAAGTTTACAATGAACAAGACTTCAGTGCAGACTGTGGCGACGAACTCACCGATTATGAAATTTACGGTGGTGGTGGCACTGACTTTATGGTTAATTGGCGTTATATGAAAGACAACGACATCCAACCTAAAAAGTTTATCATGTTTACAGATGGTTATGCTTGGGATAGTTGGGGTGATCCAGATTGGTGCGAAACTGTGTTTATTATACACAGTAATCATAACAAAGATCTTCAGGCACCATTTGGTATCACTGCACACTACGAGGAGGCAGCGTGATAAGAAAGGGAAAGATAAATCCCTTAGATGCATTAGAAGTACGCAGGTTAGAATTTTGCCCTGCGTATTTTGAAGTGTATCAAATAGCAATGAGATATAATTTACATCAATCAATTATCTCTTGGATAGATGATAATTTATCTGGTAGATATTATATTGGTAAAAATGTATTGCTTGACGAAAATCAGTCAATGCAAGCAGCAGTTAAAATTGGATTTGAAAAGCCGAAAGAACTTAGTCATTTTTTATTGGCTTGTCCATATTTGAAGTATAACTAATTGGCATAAAATAAGTATTACAAAGGAGATTATATAATATGTCAGAACAGCAACAAACCGCTAACCCAAACGATCTTACTATCCAAGACCTTGCAACAATGAAAGGCATTATCGATCTAGCAAGTGAACGTAGTGCGTTTAAGCCAAGCGAAATGGCAGCAGTAGGAATTGTTTATAATAAATTAGAATTGTTTTTAAAACAGGTTGAAGAGCAAGCCGAAAAAGCAAAAGCCGAAAAAGAAGCGGCTGGTGTAGGTGAAGCCAAACCTGAAGGAGAGGAGGCCGCATAATGGCTTTAAAACACGTAGGTCGCATCAAGGCCAACAGACAGAAGTTAGTTGTAGCATACAGAACACTACCGGGTGATCCTTATAGTGCTTTGGTTGTTCCAACTGCTTCACTACCAGCAGACGAACATGATACTTTGATGAAAGCAGTAGAGTCAGCCGCCGGACAGCAGGCAAATGAATTTTACGAAGTAATGCAAAGAACAAGTTTGCCAGATGGACGTAATATGTTGGTTGGGTTCCATCAACGTGGTAACATGAGAAAAGTTGCTACTAACGAAGTTGAAATGACACCTGATACACGATCAGCATTGCCACTAGACGAACTAAACAATATCATTGCTGAACAAAAAGGTGTAGCACTTGAAGATCTTGCAGTAGGCGGTCAAACACCAACTACTGCAACAACTCAAGCAACAGTAGAAGAACCTGTATCGGAAGTAACAACACCAGATGTACTATCTGATGATCAATTGGCGGCACAATATCGTAGCCAAGCAGATGCATTATTCAAAGAGGCAAAAGCACTTAGAGAACAAGCAGAAGCACTGTCGCCAACTAAAAAACGTACAACGAAGAAAAAAGAAAGCGTTGAAACATAATAAACACTCCGAACAATACTGGCAGGAAATCTTTGAAGACATCGACATGGAATACCTGCCAGTCGAATATACAAACATGATTATTATCACGTTTGAAGATGGCACTAAATGGGAAATAGATATTAAACGTAGTAGATCTAAACAACCCATTGAACAAATCGAAGAATCATTGAACGAACTGTTTGAAGAATACGAGGACCAGATTACAAACTTGGATTTTCGTATGGATATGACACGATTACGTTCAGAATTAACCAAAAGAGTTAATAGATTTATAAAATTAAATAAATGATAAAATCTCCGCAGGTGATAAATACTGTAGTATAATACTATCACCTAGGAGATTTTTTAATGGCCTTACAGTTAAGAAGAGGAACAGAAGCCGAACGTACCGCAGGCGGCGGTATCGTGTTTGCAGAAGGCGAACTCGTTTACATTACAGATACAGAAGAAGTTTATGTAGGCGACGGTGTTACTGCTGGAGGTATACGTGTAACCGGTAGCGTAGTCGGATCACCAGCCAACCTTACCCAAAATTTAAATATGAACAACTTTGATATTCTCGGCACGGGCAATATCAATATTACTGGTACAATTACTGCATCAAACATAAGCGGCGGTGGCGGACTCATCGAAGGCCAAGAGTATGCGATCGATGTTATGGGCGATATCAAAGGTGCCGATAGTTCAATTATTGTTGATCATCAAAACGGTATTGTATATGCAGACTTTGTAGGTGACGGTAGTTTAATCACAGGCATTACACAATCAACTCTAGATGATACTAATATTGTTAACCCGCAGTTCGGTGATCACCTTGTATACAAAGGTGGATTCTGGATCAACGAAAGTGGATCAGGATTAACTGAAGGTCAAACATACGACATTAATATCACAGGTGATATAGTTTATCCTGATAGTACAGTTGCTTTTGATAATTTGAATTCGACACTTACTTTAGATTATATTAAACCAACTGATAACTTTATTACATTAAAACGTGATACTGGTATCTTAGAAGTACGTTTTGAATCGCCAGAAAACAAAACAAGAATGAACTTCTATGCTGTAAACGATACAGGCGATTTAAGTGCATACGCAGACTACTACGGTGTTGTAAACTTTGGTAAAAGAGATACAAATGGTACAAGAGTAGACGGTACTATACGTGGTGCTAATTCCGATATGCGTTTGTCACACGATACCGTAAGTACTTTATTAGACGATGAAACAAAATACTTTACACTTAAAGATGGTAACTTTGGGTTTGGTACATATACACCAGCCGACAAAGTTCAAATCAACGGTAACTTGAAGTTTGTAGGCGGTAGTATCAGATTTGATATTACACGTTTATATACAGGTATTACACCAGTGACTGGTGAACTAATGTATGACAACAACGAAGGCGCAATGATGCTAAGAACTAGCACAGGGTGGTCTAAGTTAGTAGGTACAGAAGTTACAAGCGAAACAACAGTGTTTAGTGGTCCAATTTTTGTAGGTGGCGTAACACAAGCAGATGTCGATGCATCAGACGATAGTGGTGCAAATGGATTTATTGCTTACAACACAGACAGCGACAAAATGACATTTTACCAGTCAGGTAGTTTTACTGAACTTCCAAACAACGGTACACAAGATGGCCAATTGCTACAATGGAGTACAGCAGATAATGCATGGAACCCAACACAGTATGCAGAACCGCAAACTGGTCAAGTATTAACTTGGAACGGTACACATTGGTCTCCACAGAATGCTGACTTTGCAGCAGGTGGTGGTACTGGCGGTTCAGGCTTTACAAACATCGGTGTATATGCAGACGATAGTGGTATTAGACTAATTTACGAAGGTGAAAGTTTTGGTATTTTAGGTGGTACTGGTATTACTACTGCAAGTGTTGAAGAAGGTAGTATTACTATCAATGGCTTTAGTGGCGATTTTGCAGATTTAGCAAATGTGCCTACAACACTAGCAGGATACGGTATTACAGACGATATTGTAATCGGTAGTGAACTAGGTAACTTTACATTTACTACAAGCACACTAGATACAAGTGATTCGAGTGGTATTACAATAACTCCACCTGTTACAATGAACAGTGACTTAACTGTTGAAAATAATTTAACTGTTACAAATACTATTACAGCAGACAGATTTGTATCGACAAGCACAGGTACACCTGAAATTGAAGCAGCAGCAAACTTGAACTTAACAGCAGGTAATGCTGTTGTTGTAACAAGTTCACCACTGCGTATGGCAAGTTTTACAACTGCTGAACGTGACGCACTGGCATCAACAGACGGTGATATGATTTACAATACAACAACAAACAAATTCCAAGGATATGCAAACGGCGCTTGGGTAGACTTACACTAAGGAAACTTTATGGCTGAAAAAGAATACATTGTTAGTTTAGCAAAAGGTGTTGATTACGATCAATTTAATCAAGACATGATTGCTTCAACAGGAGCAGGTGACATTCCAAACAGAGCAGTAGATGTTGCTAATGCTAGACCAGGAAGTCAGCGTAACACACACTACTCGTTAACAGACGATGAAGCAGCAGCACTTAGAAACGATCCACGAGTAATTGGTGTAGAAATTCCACCAGAACAAAGAGATGACATCGAAATTGGGTTAAATGCTATTCAAAGCGGCAGTTGGGAAAAAAGCACAACAGCAGGTTCAAGTAGTGATTTACCTTGGGGATTATTAAGAGGTGCTATTAGAGAAGATGCATGGAATCAAGCAACTTCAATTACAAGAGATTTGCCATACACACTAAGTGGAAAACATGTTGATGTTGTTATACAAGACAGTGGCTTACAAGTAGACCATCCTGAATTTACAGATGCAAACGGCAATAGTCGTGTACAACAAATTGATTGGTATGAAAAAAGTGGCTTACCAGGAACACAAAGTGTAAACCATTATAGAGACTGGCACGGACATGGCTCACACTGTGCAGGTACAGTTGCAGGACGCACTATGGGTTGGGCTAAAAATGCAAATATTTACAGTGTAAAAGTTGCTGGGTTAGAAGGCTCAGGTGATAGTGGCACTGGTATTGGTATTAGCGATTGCTTTGACGTTATTAAACTATGGCATCGTAATAAACCAATTAATCCTGAAACAGGTGTAAAAAATCCTACAGTTGTAAATGCAAGTTGGGGTTATGGCGGAACAAGATCAAGTTCAGTATGTTCAAGTGGTAATTATAGAGGAACAAGTTGGACTAGTTCCGATGGCGATTATTTAAACACTACATTACAACATAGAAATGCTGGTATTATTCCACCATTAGGATTTAGTAAACGCATCAATGTTCGTGTGTCAAGTGTTGATGTTGACTTACAAGAATGTATAGATGAAGGTATTATATTCTGTATTGCAGCAGGTAACAGTTATTATTATATTGCAGCCGATGGCGATCAAGACTGGAATAACTATGCAAACTTTGGTCTAGGTAATGAATATTATATGAGAGGTAGTTCTCCATATGACACAGAAGCATTTATTGTAGGAAACATAGATATTACATATGCTTCAAATCTAGAACACAAAGCAGAATCAAGTTGTTGCGGTGCAGGGGTTGATATTTATGCTCCTGGTACAGAAATTATCAGTGTAGGTTCTACAGACAATAATGGCACAAGTGATCTTTATAGTTCTTATGGCGGTCCTAATAGTCCATTGGATAGCAATTACAAACTTATGAAAATTTCTGGTACTAGCATGGCTTCGCCAAATGTTGCCGGAATGATTGCTTGCATACTAGAAGCAAATCCTAAAATGACTCCAGCAGCAATGAAAAACTATATTCACAATAATGCTGGGCAAGATTTACTGTATGATGCACCCGGT